CCGCGAGGCCGTGCTGCGGACGCGGCCATTCCAGTTGCTGGAGGTTCTCGTTCAGCACCATCGTCGTGGAAGGCCGATTGTCGCCCCCTATGAACTCTATCGGTCGCTGTTCAGCGCAGAGACCTCGGAGGCGGCGGTGCGGGGTCTGGTCAACGAACTCAGGCAGCTTCTGGCAACCGCCTTCGGAAAAAACGCGGTTGCCGGCCTGATCGAAACCCGCACAGGGCTTGGATATACGCTTTCGCTTCCACCACTGAGCGCCTGGATCGACCAATAGCCGCACCCGGCCGGCTTCCCACAATCTTCCCACACTTGTCCCACCCATGTGGGAATGCCGTCACGGCAGGTTCCGCTGGTCAGCAACGATCAGCCGGAGCCGCCGATGCCCTCGATCAGTCTAGCCGCCTTCGAACCTCTCCACCCGATGGCGATGCGCATGGCGCGCGGCCTGTGCCGCCGCCTCGATCTGCCGGCACATGAGGCGGAGGATTTCTGCCAGGAGCTTCTGACGGATCTTCTGGCTCGCCTGCCGGCGTTTGATCCCACGCAGGGGGAGTTGGGCGCGTTTGCGTTGACCTGCTTCCGCCATCAGGTCGCCGAACTGGCCCACCGCACCCGCCGCCAGCGCACCATGCAGCACCCGGTGTCGCTGGATGATCCGCTTCCGGGCGGTCTCACGGTTGGCGCCATGGTCGCCGAGGCTGATGGCTACGGCGCCTGGATGGGGCAGCCAACCGATGCGTCTGCAGAGGTGGAGCGTCGAATCGACCTCGAGCGTGCCGCGAATGTGCTGACGGAGGCCGATGCGCCGCTCTGTACTGCCTTGGCACGCGGCGATCGCGATCCCGCTCGGCGCGCCGGCCTGTCGCGCACCACGGCATTTCGGCGCGTGCGGGAACTGCGTCTGCGGTTGTGTGCCGCCGGCATCGCCTCGGCTGCCTGAAACAGATTGTCCCCAGCGTCGGTAATCATGGTCATGGCAACACATATCCCCCCAATCCCCACCGCAGCGGTGCCGCTCACTGAAGCGGCGCTGTGCAAATGGCTCGGCGCGGCTGCGCCTGGTGACACCATCATCTACTTCCGCGGCGCGCTGGCGCGCAGCGTCTGCCCGCTACACAGCCCGGTGACGGCCGAGGAAAGGGCCCGCGTCGCCAATCTCGCCGGCCGCGCCTGGAAGCTCGCCGAGTTGGGTTTGGCGCATCTGGTGCAGCGCCGGCACGGCTTTGAGGATTGCTCCTACATCCTCATCGCCGCGCGTCGCCCGCGCCAGGCCGGATCCTCGCTGCTCCCGCGCATCCTGGCGGAGGCAGCGTGATGGCGGGCTCCAACCAACAGGTCGCGCGCGTCAGCGAGAGCGATTTTTGCACCTGGCTGGCCCGGGCCACGGCCGGCGACGTCCTCGTCTATCACCGCGGCGTCCTGGCCTGCGACACGAACTATGCGGCGAGCACCCTCGCCACCGGGCAGCGCATCGAACTTGCACACCTCGCGCGCAGCGCGCGCTGGGCCGCCGACGAAGGGCTCATCCACCTGCTGCAGCGTCGCGAGGGGCCCGATCAGTTCAGCTACCTCGCCGTCGCCAGACCGCGCGCCCGTTCGCAATCCCACAACACCGAAACACGCACCACGAAGGAGCATGCCTGATGGCTGCGCTGACCAACCGACCAACCCTCGACCACATCCGGACCATGCCCATCGGCGAGATCGTCACCCTGCCCGCCGAACATCTGGCGCTGCTGCAGGAGGACGCTGCTGAAGCCCTGAAGGCCGCCAAGCGGCAGCAGGACTGGATCGAATCCGCCATTGCCCTGCGCTACGAACAGCGCGCCATCGCCGCGCGCGGCAGCGCCGGCAAGGACACAGGCACCGTCCGCTTCGTCGATGACGGCGTCGAGATCGTCGCCGACCTGCCGAAGAAGGTGGAGTGGGACCAGGACCGCCTGGCCGCGCTGGTGGAGCAGATCCGTGCCAGCGGCGAAGATCCCACGGACTACGTGGTCGTCGAGATCAAGGTGCCGGAACGCGCCTACACCTCCTGGCCCGAGCGTATCCGCAAAGCCTTCCAGCCGGCGCGCACCGTTCACACCGGCCGGCAGACATTCAAGCTGACGCTCAAGTCGGGGGCGGTGTGATGGCCATCTCACTCGCCTCCCTGATCGAGAACACCGCGCTGACGCCGCCACGCATTCTCGTGCACGGCGTTGCCGGCATCGGCAAGACGACCTTCGCCGCCCAGGCCAACAAGCCGGCCGTGGTGCAGACCGAGGACGGCCTCGGCACCATCAAGGTGCCGCGCTTTCCCCTGGCTCGCTCCTTCGACGCGGTGATGGAAGCGCTGGCCGCGCTCTACAGCGAGAAGCACGACTACCAGACCGTGGTGGTCGACAGCGTCGACTGGCTCGAGCCGCTGGTATGGGCGCGGGCGTGCAAGGACAACGGCTGGGCCTCGATCGAGGAGCCCGGCTACGGCAAGGGCTATGTCGCCGCGCTCGATCTCTGGCGGCAATATCTCGATGGGCTGAACGCGCTGCGCGACGAGCGCGGCATGACGGTGATCCAGATCGCGCATACCGACATCAAGCGCTTCGACAGTCCCGAGCACGAACCCTTCGACCGCTATGTCATCAAGCTGCACACGCGCGCCGCCGCGTTGCTGCAGGAGCATTCGGACGTCGTGCTGTTCGCCAATTACCGCGTCAGCACGGTCAAGTCCGACATCGGTTTCAACAAGAAGGTGACCCGCGCGCTCGGGAGCGGCGAACGGGTTCTCTACACCGCCGAGCGCCCCGCCTTCCTCGCCAAGAACCGCTACGGCCTGCCCGACATGCTGCCGCTCGACTGGCAGGCCTTCGCCGCGGCGATGCCGCAACTCTGATCCCAGCACAGCAGGAACATTCCCATGGCCCATCTCGGAAGCACCTTCGACGCCACCACCATCGACCCGGACAAGCCCTTTGAGGTGGTGCCGCCCGGGCAATACACCGCCCAGATCGTCGCCAGCGAAACCCGCGTCACCAAGGACGGCCAGGGCCAGTTCCTGCTGCTGACGATCGATATCCTCGACGGCCCCTACCAGGGCCGCAAGCTGTTCGAGCGCCTCAACCTGATCAATGCCAACCCGCAGACGGTGGAGATCGCCCAGCGTGCGCTGTCGGCGCTCTGCCACGCCACCGGCCGGCTGCAGGTGCAGGACAGCGAGGACCTGCACCTGATCCCGTTCACCGCCGTGGTGCAGGTGCAACCGCCGAAGAACGGCTACGGCGAGAGCAACAAGGTTCGCTACCTGCCGCTCGCCGGCAATGCCAGGCCTGCGGCACCGGCAGCATCCACCAGGCCGGCCACGCCAGCTGCCCAGCCGGCCAGGCCTGCGGCACCTGCCGGCGGCTTCACCGCCGCGCCGTGGAAGCGCCAGGCCTGATCACCGCATCCCGTCTTACCGCCGCCCGGTTGTTCTCTCCGACCGGCGGCGGTGTCCCGCCCCTGGAGACGTCCATGCCAGATCCTGCTGATACCCAGCCGCCGGTCACGCGCGGCGACGCCCGCGCCCGGATGGCCGCGATCGATGACCGCATCGCCGCCATCCGCACCCAGATCGCGGCGAATGACCTCAAGCGCCAGGCCAGCCGCAAGGCGGCCGACCCAAGCTGGTTTCACCGCGCCAAGACCGCGCTGCGCCACCTGCAGCGCGAGCGCGCCGAACTGCTGGAGCGCATGGCCATGCTGCCGCGGCCCAAGGAGGAGCTGAAGGACCAGGTCATCGCCGTGCTGCGCGCGCGCCATGACGATGCCGGCTGGGCGGAGGTCATGGACGAGGCACACCGGCGGCTCGCGCAGGAGGTGGCGTGATGGTTGCGCTGCCACCGCCGCCCACCCCGACGCTGTCCGCGATCCACGCCGCCTACGAGGCTGCTGCCGGAGATGGCTTCCGGGAACACCTCGGCGCCTCGCAGATCGGCAAGGCCTGCGCACGCGCCCTCTGGTATGACTTCCGCTGGACGACGCGCACGCAATTCCCCGGCCGCATGCTGCGCCTGTTCGAGACCGGCCATCTGGAAGAGGCGCGCCTGGTCCGCAACCTGCGTGCCACTGGCGCCACCGTGCTGGAGGTCAATCCCGAGACCGGAAGGCAATGGCAGGTCAGCGCCCATGGCGGGCATTTCGGCGGCTCGCTCGACGCCGTCGCCATCGGCATCCTGGAAGCGCCCAAGACCTGGCATGTCGTCGAGTTCAAGACCCACTCGGTCAAGAGTTTCCGCGATCTCGCCGCCAAGGGCGTGGTGCTGTCGAAGCCGCAGCACTGGGCGCAGATGCAGGTCTACATGCACCTGATCGGTATCACCCGCGCGCTGTACATGGCGGTCTGCAAGGATACCGACGCCCTGCACATCGAGCGGGTGTACGCCGATGCTGCGGCGGCCGAGCGTCTGCTCGCCAAGGCGGGAGCGGTGATCAATACGGCCCGGCCGCCGGCACGGCTCTCGGAGGACCCGGCCTTCTGGGAGTGCCGGTTCTGCAGCCACCATGCCGTTTGCCATGAGGGCGGCGCGGCCGAGGTCACCTGCCGTTCGTGCCTGCACGCCACGCCGGTCGATGGCGGCTGGCACTGTGCCCGGCACGATCGGAATTTGGATCGGCGGGCGCAGCGTCAGGGCTGTCCCAAGCACCTGTTCATCCCTGACGTCGTGCCCGGCGCAGTAACCGGCGCGGGCGACGATCATGTCGTCTACCGCCTGGCTGACGGCACGGCATGGATCAACGATGCGCGGGAGGCGGCTCCATGCTGAACCTGCGTCCCTACCAAGAGGCCGCCATCGCGGCGATCTACGATTATTTCGCGCGCAAGGCGGGTCATCCGTTGGTCGTCATTCCGACGGCGGGTGGAAAATCCATCGTGCTGGCGGCCTTCGTGCAGAGCGTGCTGCAACAATGGCCGGACCAGCGCATCCTGATCGTCACCCATGTGCGCGAGCTGATCGCGCAGAACCATGCCGAGATGCTTGGCTTGTGGCCCGACGCGCCGGCCGGGATCTATTCGGCGGGCCTGGGCAAACGCGAGATCGGGGCGCGCATCCTGTTCGCCGGCATCCAGTCGATCCACCGCCGCGCCTATGACGTGCAGCAATGCGACCTGGTGCTGATCGACGAGGCACATCTGATCCCGCGCGCCTCGGACACCATGTATCGCCGCTTCCTCGATACGCTGAGCCGGATCAACCCGCATCTCAAGGTGATAGGCTTCACCGCCACGCCCTACCGGCTCGACAGCGGCATGCTTCACCATGGCGACGGTCGGCTGTTCACCGACATCGCCTACGAAGTGTCGATCCGCGACCTGATCGCCGCGGGCTATCTCTGCCCACTGGTCAGCAAGGCCACCGAGGCCAAGCTCGATGTCTCTGGTGTCGGCAGCCGCGGCGGCGAATTCATCGCCAGCCAGCTGCAGGCGGCCGTCGATCGCGGCCCCATCACCCATGCTGCCATCGACGAGATCATCGCGCACGGCATGGACCGCCGCTCCTGGCTGGCATTCTGCTCCGGCGTTGAGCATGCGCGCCATGTCGCGGCGGCGCTGGGCGAACGAGGCATCAGCTGCGCCACCATCTTCGGCGATACCCCGGCGGCCGAGCGCGACCGCATTATCGCCAGCTTCAAGCGGGGACAAATCCGGGCGCTGGCCTCGATGGGTGTGCTCACCACCGGCTTCAACGCACCGGCGGTCGATCTCATTGCCATGCTGCGGCCGACCAAATCGCCCGGCCTCTACGTGCAGATGGCCGGTCGCGGCACGCGGCTGGCGCCTGGCAAGGAGAACTGCCTGGTGCTGGACTTTGCCGGCAACGTTGCCCGGCACGGACCGATCGACGCGGTGAGGCCGCAAGCGCCGGGCGAGGGCGAAGGAGCGCCACCCACCAAGATCTGCCCCAACTGCGATAGCATCCTGCCGGCGGCGGCGCGTGTCTGTCCGGATTGCGGGCATGCCTTCCCGCCGCCGGAGCTGAAGGTCGCGGCCACCGCCACGACGCTGGCGATCTTGTCGACCCAACGGCCGCAATGGATCCCGGTAACCAATGTCCGGCTCAGCCGGCATGAGAAGCCGGGCAAGCCGCCGTCGCTGCGGGTGGACTACCAGTGCGGCCTGAACTGGCACAGCGAATGGGTCTGCTTCGAGCATACCGGCTACGCCCGCGACAAGGCTGCCGCCTGGTGGCGCGCACGTAGCGCCGCGCCGGTGCCGCGCTCGGTCGCCGCCGCGCTGGCGGCAACCAATCTGCTCCGAAAACCCAGCGCCATCGCGGTGCGGCCGAGTGGCCGCTTCTCCGAGATCGTCAATTATCGGTTTACCCCATTGGCCAGCACGCCCCAGGCCTTTCCGCCGCCTGCCAGGATTTTTGCCACCGGAGACGCGGCATGATCGACCCAAGCCCGAACGAGCGGGCCGCCATCGCGCACGGTGGCACCATGGCCGGTGAATATCTCGAAAGCCTCGGCAAGACCGACCTGGTCCGGTTCAGCCATGCCGAATGGCTCACGCTCTTGGAGGTCATCGTCACCGGCTACTGCGACCATCTGCGCGATCTCGCAGCGCGTGACCGCACCCGCCTGGAAATAACTATGGACAAGGTGCCATTTTGACCCAGTCCGCCAGCTTCATGGCGCGCATCGGCGCGCGCCTGGTTGCCAACGGCTATCCCATTGTGCCGATCCAGCCCGGCACCAAGAAGCCGGGCTGCTATCGCGGCGGGCAATGGCGCGATTATCCCGACTGGACCCGCCACGCCGCGCGCGCCACCACCGAGCTTGAGCTGGCGCAATGGAGCGCCTGGCCGGATGCCGGCATCGGTGTCGTTGGTGGGCCCGTCGCCGCGGTGGACATCGACATTGCCGACGACACCGGGCTGGCGCATCGGATTGAGCAATTGGCGCGGCAGCGTCTGGGGGACACACCGGCGCTGCGCATTGGCCTGCCGCCCAAGCGGCTGCTGGTCTATCGCGCCGCCGTGCCGTTCAAGGGCATCCGGCGACATCCTCTCGAGGTGCTGTGCCTTGGCCAGCAGTTCGTCGCCTATGCGATCCACCCCACCACGGGGCGGCCCTATGATTGGCCGGAGGAGCAGCTGGCGGAAATCGATCTGGAACGTCTGCCGGCGATCACGGAAGCGCAGGCGCGCGCCTTTCTCGACGAGGCCATCGCCCTGCTGCCGGCGGGCATGGCTCCCACCACGCTGATGGCCGGCTCGGCAGCACAAGCGCACGGCGCTGGCGCGCAGCAGGGCACGCTGGACGCGGTGCGCGCCGCGCTCACGTTCATTCCCAATGCTGAGCTGGACTACGACAGCTGGGTGCGTATCGGCATGGCGCTGAAGGGAGCGCTGGGCGACGCAGGCAGCGACTTGTTCACCGCTTGGTCGGCGCAGGCCGCCAAGGATGATCCCGCCGTCACGGCCAAGGCCTGGGCCGGCTTCAAACCCACCAGCATCGGCGCCGGCACGCTGTATCACCTCGCGCTGGAGCGCGGCTGGAAGCCCGACCCAGACCTGGTGCTTGATGGCACAGCGCCGTCCAAGGCCGCGCATCCCGCTTCAGGGTTGCTGGCCAGGATGCAGAGCGCCCCGCAGAGCCCAACGCCGTCGTCCGCCGTGCCGCCCCAGCCCGCCCTTGACCACCTGGACGGCGCGCTGGCGCTGATGGTCCAGCACATCCTCGCCACCGCGATCCGCCCGCAGCCATGGCTCGCCGTCGGCGCCGCCCTGGCGATGCTCGGCGCGCTGATGGGCCGCAAGGTCCGCACACCGACGAATCTGCGCTCCAACCTCTATGTGCTCGGCATCGCCGAAAGCGGCGGCGGCAAGGATCACGCGCGCAAGGTCATCAAGGAAATTCTCGTCCAGGCCGGCCTGGCGCAGCATCTCGGTGGCGAGCGACTGGCCTCCGGTGCCGGGCTGATCACCGCGCTGACACGGCAGCCGGCGGCACTGTTCCAGATCGATGAGTTTGGCCGCTTCCTGGCCAACGTGATCGACAAGCGCCGGGCCCCCAAGCATCTGTCCGAGATCTGGGATCTCCTGACCGAACTGGCGACGAGCGCAGGGACCACCTTTCTCGGAGCGGAATACGCCGACCAGCGTGAACGACCTCGGCAGGACATCATCGAGCCTTGTGCCTGTGTGCACGGCGTCAGCGCGCCCGGCCCGGTTTGGGAGGCCCTGCGCAGCGGCACCTTGGAGGATGGCAGCCTGGCGCGGTTCCTGGTGTTCCGTAGCGAGGAAGATATCCCGGATCGCAATCGCCATCTCGGCGCCGTGACCACACCGCCGGCGGAGCTGCTCGATGCCGTTTGCCGTGTCGCTGCGGTGGGCAGCAACCTCGCCGTGGGCAATCTCGTCGGCACCGGTGCGCCGAACGTACGTCCCGCGCCGCTCACAGTGCCAATGGCCGACGACGCCCTTGCCATCTTCGATGACCTCGACGCGGAGATGACGCAGCGTCAGCGCGCCGCGGCCGGCAGCGAGCAGAGTGCTGTGCTGGCGCGCGTCTGGGAGAACACCGCCAAGGTGGCGCTGATCAAGGCGGTCAGCGCCAACCCCGACGCACCGGTCATTCGCGCCGTCGACGCGTCGTGGGCGCGCGATGTCGTCGCACACTGCGTCGCCACCTTGCTTGTCCAGGCCGAGCGTCACCTCGCCGACAACGAGACCGAGCGGAATCACAAGCGAGTGCTGGAGATCGTGCGCAGCGCCGGAAAGGGTGGCATTCGTTTGAACGACCTGACCCGCAAAACCCAGTTCATCGATACGCGAGTGCGCCGGGACATCATCGATACACTCGTCCAGTCCGAGCAGGTCGTTCAGGGGTTGGTGAAAAGCGGCAAGCGCCAGGGCCTGATGCTGTTCTGCCGGGACACCCAAAACGTCAACGTCAGGAATAACGTCAATTGACGGCTATCGGTCTCTAACATCCTGAAAGGAGTGAGAATTTTGAAAACGTCAAAACGTCAACGAGGTGTGCTCTGGTGGATACTCCCCCAGGGTGTGGGAGGTAAATCTCGGACCTTCTATAGGATGTGTTGATATTTTGATGTTATTATATTGATGATATATATCAATCGTTTATAGGCTCCAAAACGTCAAGCAAAACGTCAAATCGTCAATGACGTTTTGAGAACCAGGCCGAACCCTCTTGGTTCGGGCGAGAGCCGCATCCTTGGCCGGATGCCGCGTTCGCCCCGACCGCCCCGAACCTCGAGGAGGTCACCATGTCTGTCATCCAGGCGCCACAGCGTCTTCGTCCCACCGTCCCACTGTGCAGCCAGGTCGCGCTGCCTGAGCAATCCATCCTCGCCCTCGACCTCGGCACCGCCACCGGCTACGCCGTGCGCGCAGCGGACGGCGCGATCACCAGCGGCACGGTGTCCTTCCGCCCCAGCCGTTATGACGGCGGCGGCATGCGTTACCTGCGCTTCCGTGGCTGGCTCAAGGAATTGGCGACGGACATGGGCGGCCTGTCCGCAATCTACTTCGAAGAAATACGCAGACACCTCAGCACCGACGCAGCGCACGTCCATGGCGGTCTTCTCGCCATCCTCACTGCGTGGGCCGAGCAACGGAACATTCCCTACCAGGGCGTCCCCGTCGGTACGATCAAGCGGCATGTCACCGGCAGGGGCAACGCCGATAAGGCTGCCGTCATCGCCGCTGTCCGCGCTCGAGGTTTCCATCCGGCGGACGACAATGAGGCGGACGCCCTGGCGATCCTGCTCTGGGCCACTGAGACCCAGGGAGGTGTGCGATGAGTAGGCTGGCCAGAGCTCGGCGGCGGAAGGGAGTCGTCGCCATGCACGATCTGGATGTGCAGGTGCCCGCCGCCCAGGTCGCCAATGGCGCCGTTGAGCGTGCCGCGTGGGATGACCCCGACGATACCGGCCGGCGTGGTTCCTACGTGCGGATGGTACACGGCTATCGCCGCTCTGACCCGTTGATCACCCTGCATCGGCGGTCACCGCGGGAAATCACGCAGCAGCACCTGCAAGCGGCAGAGCGGTTGCGCGATGATTACGAGATCGGCGAGGGCGTGAACCTCGGTAAGGGCAGCGGCGGTGAAACTGGGCCGCTGGACGTGCAGATCGACGCACGCACACGGTATCGCGCTGCCGTGGCAGCCGTCGGCCCGAGCCTGTGCGCCATCCTGCTGCCTGTGGTGCTGTCGGCATGGACGGTGAAGCAGTGGGCTGAAGACCGTGGCATGTCGGAGACGAAGGCGTCCGGCTACCTGACCGCGGCGCTCGACCGGTTGCAGGACCACTACAATCCGGTGGTGCGGAAGGGCTGTTGATGCGCAGACGCGGCACCAACAACCGGCCACCACAAACAATCACTAACATTTTTGGCGAACGGCACAAAGCTGGTTGACCCGAATGCTACTGCTGTGGTTACCTCTCACCACGTTCGGGTAGCGCGCCCGGAGACAACAAGCCCGCCGATCCCTGGATCGCGCGGGTTTTTTCTTGCCCGGAGGCTGACGATGGCAACCGGGGCCAGCATCCGCTTCTACACATCCCGGCCTTGGCGCGCACTGCGTCGGCGTGCGCTGGAACGCGATGGCTTTCGCTGTGTGGTGCCGGGCTGCAATCGCGCCGCCACCCACGTGGATCACATCGCGCGCCGTCCCATCTCGGCGACGCTCACCGCGGCCGATCGGTTGGACAACCTGCGCTGCCTCTGTGCCAGCCACGACGCGCAGGTGAAGGAACGCACGTCAGGTGCACGGCAGAACGGCGGCAGGTTCACTGTTCGTGGTGCTGACAAGGACGGCTGGCCGATGGACCCGAAACGAAGGTGATAACGGACATGATAGAATAATTGACGGATGGGGGGCCGAAAGTCGGGCGATTTCAATGCGGTACGCCGGCGTGGGCAAATGCGCGCAGAGCCGCAGGATAGGGGTGGGGGGGTCAAAATTCTATGTCATTGATATTCCACAGAAAGTGCGCCCCGTGAACGGCGTTTTGCAGGTCGAAACCTGGCCCATCGAGCGGCTGATCGAGTACGCACGGAACCCGCGGAAGAACGACGATCAGGTCGACCGCATGGTCGGCGCCATCCGTGAATTCGGCTTCCGCATTCCGATCGTCGCCAAGTCTGACGGCCTGGTCGTCGATGGCCACCTGCGGCTCAAGGCGGCGCGCAAGTTGGGGCTGTCGGAAGTCCCGGTCGCCCTGGCCGATGAGCTGACGGAAACCCAGATCAAGGCGTTCCGGCTGCTGGCCAACAAGTCCGCCAACTGGGCGCAATGGGACGAGGATCTGCTGCGCCTCGAACTGACCGACCTGCGGGAGATGGGCGCCGACATGGGCCTGGTGGGTTTCGGCGAGGATGAGCTGGACAAGCTGCTGGCGAGCGAGACCGAGGGGAAGACCGATCCGGACGACGCGCCGGAGCCGCCGGCCGAGCCGATCAGCCGCCTCGGCGATATCTGGATCTGCGGTGAGCACCGCGTGCTGTGTGGCGACGCCACCGTCCTGGGCGACGTCGAGGCGCTGCTCGCCGGCGAATTGGCGGACATGGCATTCTGTGATTTTCCCTACAACGTCAACTACGCCAATTCGGCGAAGGACAAGCTCCGCGGCAAGAACCGGCCGATCCTGAACGACAACCTCGGCGCCGCGTTCGGCCCGTTCCTGTATGACGCTTGCGTCAACATGCTCGCGGTGACCAAGGGCGGCGTCTACATCTGCATGTCGTCCTCCGAACTGGACACCTTGCAGAAGGCGTTCCGCGACGCCGGCGGCAAATGGTCGACTTTCATCGTCTGGGCCAAGAACACCTTCACCCTCGGCCGGGCGGACTATCAGCGGCAATACGAGCCAATCCTCTATGGCTGGAAGGACGGCACTGACCACTACTGGTGCGGCGCGCGCGATCAGGGTGATGTCTGGTTCATCGACAAGCCGCACAAGAACGACCTGCACCCGACCATGAAGCCGGTGGCGCTGGTCGAGCGGGCGATCCGCAATTCGTCGAAGAGCCGGGACATCGTGCTCGACCTGTTCGGCGGCTCCGGCACGACGATGATTGCGGCGGAGAAATCCGGGCGCCGGGCCCGGCTGCTGGAACTCGACCCGCGCTATTGCGACGTAATTGTCCGCCGGTGGATGGACTTCACGGGTGGCAGCGCGGTGCATGCCGTGACCGGGGAAACCTTCGGGGCAGCAGCTTCGCCCGCACCTGCCGCGGCGGCCTGATTGCAGGGCGCTTCCCGTCGGCGGCATAGTCGCCGCTATGGCACCACGTCGGCCTCCTGGAACGACGCCTGACCTATTTGCAACGCCGCGGGCGGCAAAGTCCGCCGGCGCCGGGGATGTTCAACCGCCCGTGGTGGTGACAAAGCCAGCCGCTGCTGCCACGCGCTACGTCTTGCCGGAGGGCCTGGCTCTGGCGCTGCGCACGATGGAGGACGCGGAGTTCGATCGGCTGCTGGCGTCGGTGACGACGGAGGCGCGGCGGCGGGGGCGCATGCCAGAGACACCGGAGCGTGAGAAACCCGCCACGGTTGAGAAACCGCAGCCGAAACCCGCCGGCACAGTAGCTGCTCCGCCCGGTTCGCTCACGACCGGGCAAACCAATGCGGTGCGCGCGGCATTCCGGGCGGGGGTCAAGCTATCCGCGATCGCGCGGCAATTCGGCCTGTCTCCCGCGCAAGTGAAGAAAGCCCTGGAACAAGGCCAAGGGTGAGCGACGGGGCAAGCGCGCCACCGCCGCTCAGGCCAGCCTCATTCGGAAATGCGGTAAGTGCGGCCTCGCGTCTCGTCCTTCTCGGACGCGATGGTGAGGCCGAGCTTCTTCTTCAGCGCCCCGGCGATGGCGCCGCGCACCGTGTGCGCCTGCCAGCCGGTGGCTTCTACGATCTCGGCGATGGTCGCGCCCTCTGGCCGGCGTAGCAGGCCGATCAGCAGCGCCTGCTTGGTACCGGTACGAGTCTCGACCTCCTGGGCGCCTGTCGCGGCCGTGGGCCCATCCTTCGGGGCCGCTGGGACCTTGGCGGCCTTCCGCTTCCCAGCCCCCTGCGTGGAGGGCTGTGGGGCATTGTCGGGGGTAATGCCGAGTGCCGCATAGCCTGCGGTGGTGATGGCCAGCGTCACGCCGTGGCCGTCGCCAGTCTGCCGCCAGGCGGGCTCGCCCCGCTTGGCATCGATTTCCTCGACCAGACCTTTGGAGATCAGGCTGTCGACGACCTTGGTCGCGGCACCGCCTTTCAGGCGCTCGGGGAGCGGCAGGACTCGGCCGTTGTCGCGCTTGCAGGCGGCGTTCAGGATCACGAGCTGGGTGTCAGAGAGCTTGGTCATGGGCTGGTCCCTTCGGGTGAGCGGGCCACGACCATCGTGGCGCTGCTACCAGCCCAAGCCCCGGCAAGGGATGACCCGGGGCACCAGCATGCTGGCGACAGCATGAACGCTTCATCGCGCCAGGAAGCCAACGCGGATGATGCGTCATCAGATTGCTTTTTCTGGCGGTTCCCGGTCATTGCATGATCCGGCGGCACGCCATGCTCGACGTCAGGACCCACGGCCATGCCCGGCCCGCCCCCGAAGCCCACCCACCTCAAGCTGATCACCGGCAATCCCGGGAAGCGGAAGCTCAACAAGACCGAGCC